TGCAATTTGATGCATATAGACTCAGGCTATGGGGTGGTCAAAAAGGAAAGCTCGTAAACAAGGAAAATATATATGGCAGCACATAAATTACCCGCAGAGGTTCACGCAGTACATGGCAGCAAGGGAATGAATGCAGGCGTTATGCTTCCCGAAAAAATCAAGGCGAGAATTCCGTTTGCTGAATGGGCAGAAAATCCTGATTTGTTTTCTCGCAAAAAGTTTGTTGAAGAAACTGCAAATTATTTGTTTAATGTTTATGGTATTGGCTCTGCACAAGACAGGCACACGCTTGCCATGCTTGCTGACCAAATGCAAGTTTATATAGATGCCAAAAAAATGCAATCAACTTTTCCTTTAATTGTGGAAATAAATGATGGCAAAACCCTTGCTCCAAATCCTTACATTGCCCTTTCAAATAAGGCAATGGACAACTGCGTTAAGTTGATGAATGAATTGGGGCTAACGCCTAAATCAAGATTGGCGGCAAACAAGTTAGAGGATGCATCACCACTGGCTGACTTTCTAAAGGGTTGGCAACCGCAATGAAATGGCAAGATGGCGTGATCTACGCCACACAAGTTGTGAAGGGCGAGATACTAGTTTGCCGTAATGTGCTGCTTGCGTGTCAACGATTCCTGAACCAAATAGAAAACAAAGAATGGGAATGGGAATTTCAACCTGCGGCAGTTGACCATTTCCTGCAATTCGCATCGTTGCTTAAACACGCAAAAGGCGCAGACGCAGGAAAACCATTATTGCTTGAACCATTCCAAATATTATTAATCTGCGGCATCTATGGCTTTTGGTCTAAGAAAGATAAGACTAAGCGCATGGTGTCGGATGTGATTGTTTTCATTCCTCGCAAGGCAGGCAAATCAACATTGATTGCTGTGATTGGTCTTTACGAATTGATGTTTGGTGAAAAAGGTTCAGAGGTTTACACACTAGCAACAAGCAGAGATCAGGCAAGCATTGTGTTTACAAGCGCATTAGGTTTAATTGAATCTATGCCGCAAGAAGTACAGAAATTGTATAACGTACAAAAGCACCACATTACAAAGATTGGTGATTCGCAATCAATGTTTAAAGCATTGTCACGCGACACCAAAAAAAGCGGTGATGGTTTAAATCCTAGTTGCGCCATTATTGATGAAGCAGCACAGATCATAGATAGAAACTCAATCGAGGTTTTACATTCAGGTATGGTTGCGCGGAAGAACCCACTACGCATTTATATTACTACCGCTAGTTTTACTAAAGACACAAAGTTCCATGAAGATATGTTGATGCTTCAGACCATGCTATCCGGCGAAGCACCAGACAACCCTAAGTGGTTTGGCTTGCTGTATGGATTAGACCCGCAAGATGATTGGCAGAATCCTACGATATGGGCAAAGGCAAACCCGATGCATGGCATATCTGTATTTGAAGAAGCTATTGTTGCAAGGGCGAATGAAGCTAAATATAAACCCGCAACGCTAAATGAATTCCTTTGCAAAACCCTTAATGTATTTGTAAGCGCAAATTCAGCATGGCTTGATAGAACGCATTGGGATTTGTGCGCTACAGATAAAAATGAACGAGAACCTGAAGCTGTGTTCATTGGTTTTGACTTGGCTGCAACGCGAGATTTAAATGCAGTTTGTACATTAAAAAGATATGCAGAAGATGATTACTTTGCAGAGTTTAAATTCTTCTTGCCTGAAGAAGCATTGAATCATGTGCCACAGCATTATCACGATATATTTAGAAACGCTAAAGATTCGGGAATATTGCATTTGACACAAGGCAATGTAATGGATGATCGTGAAATTAGCGATTACATTAAACAGCAAGCAGGTAAATATGAGATTAAAGAAATTGGTTATGATGCTTACAATGCAGCAAGTTTAATTGCTCGATTAAATGATGAAGCAATGCCAGTTAAAAAAGTTGGGCAAGGCATGGCGGTATTAAGCAACCCATCAAAGCATTTAGAAAAATTAATTTTAAGCAAAAACATCAAACATGATGGCAACCAATTCTTAGGTTGGCAGCTAGGTAATTGCGAAGTGTACGAAGATGTCAACGGAAACATAAAAATTCGTAAGAATGAAGCAGATAAAAGTGCGAAAGTTGATGGTATTATTGCGCTAATTATTGCCATGCATTGTTCATTAGATCATCCAGTAGATCATGGCGGGTATGGATTCAGAACATTTTGAGGGTTAAATCATGGCTTTATTAGATATTTTTAACAGAAAAAATAAGAATCAAAAAGAATCTAATACGTTATTCGGGCAAACTGCGCTTGGTAATAATGTCTTGCGGAACACAGGAGCAGCACAAGCATTACAGCAAATGCTGTATGTCACCACATCCAGTGCAACGCAAGCAGGGCGCACTGTCGATATGTCGGTGCTGTCGCGCAATAGTACGGTGATGGCGTGTTTAGCAGTTAAAGCGCGGGCATTATCACAGTTGCCAATACAGATTATGACGTATGATAAAAATGATAATTACGTTAATGCTTGTCATAACAACCCAAATGCGCGAGATAAAATTAAGGCTCGGCAAGTTTATAGTTTACTGACTAACCCTAACAACTTTCAAAGCCAATACGAATTTTGGTATCAGTTCTCGATGTGGCTAGATATGGCAGGCGAATGCTATACGGTGTTATGGCGTAAAGACCAAACCAAATCAGATCAAACGCCATTGGAAATGTATGTACTAGACGCAACTCTAATCACTACACAATTAACTGAAACTCGTTACCCAATGTATGTGCTGTCATCGCCTAGCTATGGGTTCTCAAAGAATCAACCGCTAGATTATTGGCAGGTTATTCATTTGATGGAAATGGGTTGGCAGGGTTCAGGCGGTTGGAATAAAGGCACATTGCTTGCGGAGTTGGTAGGCTTAGATCAAGATATTGATTTATATGCAAACTACGTTATGCAGAATGGCGCAAAGCCAAGCGGGTTGTTTGTCACCGATCAAGTAATTCCTGATTCAAAATATAAAGAGATTGCCGCACGATTAAAAGAAGGTTGGTCGCAATTGACAGGCTCAAGACCAACTGACCCATCAAAACCCGGTCAAGGTATGTTGCTAGATAATGGCATGAAGTATATGCCTGTCGATATGCTTTCAATTCAGGATGCAGATTTAGCAGCACTTAAAGAACAAACAATGAAACGAATCTGTGGCGTGTTTGGTGTACCGCCACAAATGATTAGTGTTGGTGAAGGCAAGTTTAACAATACACAATCAATGCTAGATGAATTCTATAAAAGCACAATGTCACCATTGCTGACTAACATAGAACAAAAATTAAAAATGAGTTTGTTACAAGGATACCCAAACTTATATATTCAATTCCAAACCGAAAACTTTTTGAAGGGCGCACCACTTGACCAAATGAATTATTCTGTGGCGGGTGTCAACGCAGGAATTTTTACGCCTAATGAAGCAAGAAAGTATTTGGGGCTTGCGGAAATTGATGATAGTATTGCCAACAGTTTGAATAAATCTAGCAGCAAACAAGAACCTTTTGCAGGTTCATCACCACAAGACACAGGCGGCGGCGGCAATGACAGTTCAGTTGGTAAAACTGGCAGAGCAGGCAAAGCATGAAACCAAATCAATCGCAATCAAAGCAAAAACAGATTGCCGACAAAATAAAACAAGCTGCTGATAAGCGAGTTAAAAAGCCAATGCAGGCAAATGGCATGAAACAAAAAAAGGTGATTTTCCATGACTAAAAATGTCACATTTATTTTTGAATCTCAAGTTGCGCTTGGCATATCTGCTGACGAATCAATGGATTCAATTGGCAAGATTGAAGCAATGCTGACCACTTGGGGTGCGCGAGAAGGCGCAGACGGTCGCAAGTTTAACTATCAACCTGAAGCATTTAAACAGTGGGCAAAAGAATTTGCCGCAATGGGCAAACCACTGCCAATGTATTTCCAACATAACGATATGTCCATGCCTGTAGGGCAGTGGGATGAGTTTGAATTTACCGATGACGGTATGATTGGCAAAGGCAATATCTTTGTTAATACAAGCGCAGGCAAAGACCTATACACAATTATGAAAGAATCGCCGATGATGGTTGGCGGTGTATCTGTTGGTGCGTATGCAGATGAATATGAAATGGTAGATGCTGAAGGTAATATGCTTCAAGCAGGCATAGATGCCGATGAAGAAGGTTATTTCAGCATTACTAAAGGTGGATTAGCTGAAGTGTCGATTGTTATGAACCCAAACAATCCAAAAGCTAACATCAACAAATTAGAGTTTTTCCGCGAGGATGGCTCATTCAATTTAAAAGTATTTGAGAAAGCTCTGCGCGAAGCGGGGATTTCGAAAAAGGATGCGACAACTGCCGCTTCCATTTTTGGCAAGGCAACCGCTAAACGTGACGTTGAAACGGTAAATGTCGAACCGACTACCGAAATGCGCGATGCTGAATCGGATGCGGCTAAAGAGTTTTTAGAGTATCTTGAACAAAGAGATTTGTTGAAGGCTTTAGAAGCGCGTCTATCTTAATTTTTAATAGGAATAATCATGTTAGATAAAATCACTGAAAAGCTAGATTCAATTGAATCTAAAGTAAAAGCAGAAACCGAAGTAATGGTTACTGAAAAAATGGCTGAAGCAACTGCACAAGTTGAAGCTGCTAAAGCTGAATTTGCTGAAAAAGTTTCTGCACTAGAAGCGAAGGTTGCTCAAGTTGGTACGCCTTCAATCATTCGTGCAAACGCAGGCGTAATGGTTGACGTAAATCGTAAAGTTGCTGAACAACTTTCCGCATTCTACAAATCAAATGCTCGCGTAGAAAAAGAAGTTAAGCTGTTTGAAGATGCTGCACAGTATGATGCTTTCCAAAAAGAAGCATCTGCACTGACAGGCGGCGGTAACAATCAAGGTGGTCGTACTGCTTATGACCCTGTATTCGCACCACTGCGTTTGGCTAACCCAATGCGCGGCGTATCACGCGAAGTTGCAACCGATGGTTCTTCATATCAGTTCCGCGCTAAGACAGGTAATGCAGGCGCAGCATGGGGCTATACCATTCAAAACAATGGTGCAACCACAACTGAAGATACAACCATTTGGCAATTAGTGCTGCAAGATTTAAACGTACAGTTCCCAATTCGTACTGCTGCACTTGATGACATCGATGGTTTAGAAGCTAATGTTGTTAGCGATATGCTGCTTGAATTCTCACAATCTCAAGCACTTTCAATGATTCAAAATAATGATCAAGCTGCACAATCTGCAACTAACCCTTACGGCGGTACAAATGGACTTCGTGGTTTGGACAGTTACGCAGGCGCGGCAGCTACTTATGCAGGCGGTTCAGTTACTACTGCTGCCTTTGGTACTAGTGGTACTGGCTCTAGTAGTGGCTTGCATTCGCTTGCTACTTATGACCAACTCACTACCAACGCTAACACTGTCGGCGCGGCGAACATCACTTATAAAGACGTTATAAATTTTGTTTACTCACTGCCACAGGAATATTGGACTCCTACAACCAAGTTTGTAATTAATCCAGTATTGCTGCAACAGATTCGCGGTTTAACTGACGATCAAAAACGCCCAATCTATGTTGATGGCTTGGCTCGCACTGACGGTATTGTTGGTTCATTGCTTGGCTTTGATGTTGTTGTTAATAAGTATCTTGACACACCATCACAATTAACAACTGGCGCGGCAGGTACGAACAGTTTGTACCCAATGTACTTTGCTGATTGGTCACGCTTCCACACTATCGTTGATCGTCTAAGTATGGTATTGCGTAGATACGATCAGACGTTGCCCGGTTTCATAACCTTTTTCGGCGAAACTCGTCTAGCAACCAGTGTGGTCAACCCTTTTTCGGGTGTTCGTTACCGTTCAACTGGTACTTCAACCTAATGGTGGTTTGCCCCTGCCAGAATGTACTGGTGGGGGTTTTTTTTGTTTAGGGAATGGAACATATGAAAGCCAACGAGAAAATCCTTTCTGGTATTAAACAGACGCTTGAAACAGGCGATAAAATTACCATCGACTTGCGCGAAGCATCTGCGCTTACTGGAAGCGGTAACAATGTTGGTGGTCGTACTTTATTTGATGATGCATTTGCTGCAATGCGTTTTGCAAATCCAATTCGCCAAAATGCAAGAATAGTAAAACGAGCAGGGCAAAGTGCAATTCAGTTTGTAGCTAAAACTGGTAACGCAGCAAATCAAACAAACCCTTTTGGTTATACATTTACCGCAGATAGCGGAACACCAAATACAAACACAAGCATTTGGCAATTACCAACGCGAGTAATTACAGCACAACTTCCAGTGCGTAGTGCGGTCTTGTCGGATGTAAATTATTTAGATGAAACATTAGTTAGCGATTTGATGGCTGAATTCGGTGCTATTGAAGCGCAATCAATGATTATCAATAATGACCAAGCAGGTTCAACAACCACAAGCACAGGCGGCACTAATGGCTTGCGTGGATTAAATATGTACACTAGCGCAGCATCTTCTGCATTTGGTACTAGCGGCACAGCAATTACAAACGGTATTCATAGCATTGCAACTTATACACAAAATGCTGCGGCAGTTGCTTATGGTGACATTACAGATTTAACTAGATTATTTCCTGCACAATATTGGAACACGCCAAGCACAGCATGGATGATGCATCCGCAAACTATTCATGAATTGCGTAATTTAACTGCGACAGGCGGTAATCTTACAAGGCAATTTACAGAAAATGGTGATGCTTTTGGTGGTGCAGTAACTCATATTTTTGGATTCCCTGTAATACCAAATCCATATATGCAAACAACAGGTGCAGGTAACTTTAATATTTATCTAGCATCATGGGAAAATTTTGTCACGATTGCTGACGTTGAAGAAATGACGATTCAAGCATTTGAACAAACAGCTCCCGGTTTTATTACATTGTATGCTGAACGCCGTTTAGCAAGTACCGTTCGTAACCCGTTTGCAGGCATTCGATTAGTGGGTGTTTAATTATGCCAGTTCAAGAAACAGGTTTAGGATTTGTTCAGCTTGCGCCTACACGCAATCCGTTCAATTATGATTGGTTTGAACAAACCAACCGTAATATTGCGACTGCGTGGTTAACGCTTACTGAAATTAAAAATCAATTAAACCTGTATTCTGATAATAGCCAAGATACATATTTAACCGCATTGGAATTAGCAATACGGATGGCAATTGAAGATTATTTAGGCTTGTCCATAACTAGCGTTCAATACAAAGTTTATTATGGTGCGTCTGCGTTATACGGTTCGCCATTGTCACTTGATTTGCCTGAAACATCACAAGGCGGCGTGACAATTAATTCGGTGGCATATTACAACGATGCAACGCCAACAGTATTAACAACATTAAGCGCATCTGCTTATTACTATGACCCAACAGGTCAAAAGATAATTTGCACTGATTTGCCAACATCAATTAATCCGCAAATGACTTCACCTGTCATTGCTACTTATACGCTTGCGGCATCACCACTTGCAGCATATCCAGTAATTAAACAAGCGGGTTTATTGTGGTTTACGCACTTATATAACAATCGTTCCGCAGTTGGTGAAACAGTTGGGCAACTTGCTCAGATACCATTAGGCGTAGATACATTATTAAGACCATATAAACCATTGGTGATGTAATGGTAAAAAGATATGAGGATGTGAATGTTTATGACCTTACATTTGCTACAAATGAATATGGCGAACCTGTCACAACCAAAACTTTAAAATTTAATAGTAAAGCTGAAGTTAAAGAAGTTAAAAATGATTTAAAGATTAACGATAAGTATCGCGTTTATGCAGGCATGATTAATTTAACTTTTAATTTCACGCCTTATACCCGCGACATTTACGATAATCAAAACCTGTATTCTATTGTTTGGCGCAATCACGATTGGCGCATTGATAGCGCAATGGAATCAAATGATAGGATGCACGTTACATTTTTGTGTTACCACAATGACCCATCAACGGCGATTTAATTATGGCTACACAAAATAATGTTTTAGATTATGCAAAGGCGATACAAGCACAGCTAACCACAACGGCAAACCCTGTGCCAGTGTATGCGTCTTTCAATAGAAATTTTGCGTCACAACAGAAGTTTATAACGTGGAATTTGCGTAATGTGCATCAAGATGTTTATACAGGCACAACGCAATCGGTGAAGGGTATAGACAGACCTATATTCCAAACCAATATATATGCAGGCACATTGCAAGATGCGTTCGGCATAGCTAATACGATAATACAAGCATTGCATGGATACAGTGGGCAGTTTGGTGGGGTAACTGGTTTTTATATTAGTAAACTTGATATTGATTTTCTTTATAATACATACGAGAACGATATAAATTTACATTCAGTTTATCTTGATTGCACAATGGATATTCCGACATAAGACAGACTTTTAACTTTTTCGAGGATTAATCATGGCATTACCAAATAGAGTGTTACCCGGATTTGCTGCGATACTTTACGCACAACCTTCCGCAACTCCTACTGCATTAACTCTTGCTCAATTATCTACATTGGCAAACGTAGCAGGCATTGCTATTAGTGCAAATCAATTACCAGTTGAATCTATACCCGCATTTGGACAGGATGACGGTGTTGTAAATTACGCAGTTGCAGGTTCACGTCAATCTGACAAGATACCAGTGCAATCAGCACCAACATCTTTATCCGTTACCGCCGCATGGAATCCTTCAGACTCAATGCTGCTTTTAATGCGTGGCGATTCGCAAAGTGGCATCATTGATCGTACATTTGTTATCGCCGCAGTTGATGGCGCAAACATTGTTTACTATGCATTCAATGGTCGCGTATCTGAATTCCAAATACAAAGTGACCCAAGTGCTGAAGCAAAATGCGTATTCACTATTCATCCACGCGGCAACCAATACGGTTGGTCGAATAACGTGTAAAGGAAATTAATTATGGCTTTACCTAATAGAGTTCTTCCCGGCTTTGCTGCTTCGCTATTTATGCAAACAGGCGCAAACCCAACAACATTAACAACTGCAAATTTATCTGTATGGTCTGCACAAGTTGCAACTATTGTTGGCACATCCGCAGGCGGTACAGGCGCGGCAGGTACATTAGTGCCTGTTGAAAGCATCCCTGCATTTGGTCAAGATGATGGCGTAGTTAACTATGCTGTGGCAGGTTCACGCCAATCCGATAAAATACCAGTACAGTCTGCACCAACTTCATTGTCGGTGACGGCTGCATGGAATCCTTCTGATGCTGCATTGCTATTAATTCGCGGTGATTCTCAAAGCGGCATTATTGATCGCACTTTTGTAATTGCTGCGGTTGACGGTGCAAACACAGTTGCTTATGCGTTTAACGGTCGCGTGTCTGAATTTCAGATTCAATCAGACCCAAGCGCAGAAGCGAAATGTGTCTTTACGATACATCCTAGAGGTAACCAATACGGTTGGTCAAGCAACTAAAACAATGCCCCTTCGGGGGCTTTTTTACATTAAAATATATGACAACAAACATTCAATCAAGCAATGATTTATTAGGCTATTTATTAGAGCAATCATTAACTGCGCCTAAAAGTTGGTTTGGATTTCCGCAACAAAAACTTACTGGCATTGCATTGGCACATTCAATTGCTGCTAATCATGCCGATAAGATGTCACCACAAGAAATAGTCGATTATGTAGTTCGGCTAAACAATGAGATTTATACAGGTATCATTAAAAAAGGATAAGACATGAAACTATCAGAATCCCTAAAGATTAATGCAGAAAACATAAGAATTCGTGAATTTACTATGGCAGGGCAAAAGCTGCGGGTGCGTGTTCCGCTTGCTTCTGAATTTGATGAAATGAATCAACGCATCAAAAACTCTGAATGGCAAAGCCACTACGATAAATTATGTGCGCCTTTACTAGAAAAAAAAGAAACTTTAGAAGGTGAAAATTTTAAATTTTTAGATGATGATGTAATTGTTAACGATAGATCAATGAAAGAAATGGCGCAAATTACTGCCCAAACAAATGCGCGGGTTGTTGAAATGTTTAAGTTATTAGTTCCTGTAATTGAAGGTGCTGATATGTCGCAATTGACGTATGAAGAAATTGAAAGTGAGTTTCCGTTTTCAGTTCAATTAGAAGTATCAAAAAAAATTGGTGAAGTTATTTCTCCTAATTATGAGGAAACAAGAAAAAACTAATTGGCTCATTGCGCCTGCAAGCGCGGGCATATATGTTGGCGCATGGGGCAAATCCAGACGCAATGAGCGAGGATGATTATAGATTAGTGATGGTTGCTTTAAATGATGGGTTTATTGGTAATAAGCAAGTATTGAATTCAATTGGTAGTTTAACGGCGGGCGTGTTTAATTATATTAGAGCGCAAAATCAGCAACCATATAAATTACAAAATGTAATTGGTCTGGCTTATGATTATATTTATGCGCCATTAACTGAAGAACAAAAACGTAATGATGTAAACAATAAGTTGCTTGCTTTTATTTCCATGATGCCTGATTCAAATAAGAATCTTACAAATGTCAAAAACTAGTTTAGTCGGGTTTAAAGAATTTGAATATTTGCTAGACCAAATAAACAAAGAATTTGGTGTTGCTGATGCGCGTAAAAATATTTTAGTGCCTGCTGCTAGAAAATCCATGCAGGTTGTATTGCAAGCAGCAAAAGATAATTTATATCATGGTCATGGTGAAGATACAGGGCAACTTAAACGAACACTTAAAATAACTGCAAGACCAGTTAGACCAAAAGATTTAAGATCAAAGTATGTAAAACAGGGCGATTTAATTATGGCTACTGTATCGGCAAAATTAAATGTTGGCGATATTTCAGATGCGCGAGCAATGGCGGTTGAGTTTGGAACAAAGAATAAAAATAAAAGTGTTGATGTTAAGGGTTTAAGTAAGCGATCAGCATTGGCAGTACAAAGAGAATTGGGTACTGTACGCATGGCAGCAAGACCTTATTTACGCCCTGCACTGGAAAGCAAACAACATGAAGTTACTGAAAGACTAAAGCGAGAAATACAAATTGCTTTAGATAAATATCGTGCTAAAAACACAGGTTAAATTATGTCATTAATTGCGCGTCTTGGTGTTTATCTTGGTATAAATACATCCGAATTTCTTAAAGGCATGGATGATGCCACTGGTAAAACAAGAGAGTTTGTTTATCAGCAAAAAAAGCAAATGCGCGAATGGGATAACGCAGTTGCAGACGCATTCACAAAAGTTGGTATTGCCGCAACCATAACAACCGCAGCACTTGCCAAAACATTTCAAAAGGCAGATGAATATTCTGATTTAGCAAAAGCACTTGATATAACAGTTGAATCAGTTCTTGCTACTCAATCAGCATTGCAAGGCGCAGGCGGTAATGCTGAAGATGCGTCAACAATGTTTCAAAAACTTGCTAACGCCCAAGATGCCGCAAGAGAAGGTAACGATCAAATGCGTAAATCATTTGAACGTCTTGGTATATCTGGCGCGGAAGTTGATAGATTAAGGCTTGATGAATTATTTAGGCGTGTTGCTTCTGCTTTAAGTGAAGCAAGATCGGCTTCTGAACGACTTGCGCTTGGTCAGGATTTATTAGGCAAATCAATTAAAACAGTTAATTGGGATGACTTTGTTGATAAGTACAAAGAATTTAAAGACCCTGAATTAGTTAAATCAATTGAGGAAAATGCTGCGGCATGGGAAAACATCGAAAAGGCAATGAAGAACATTGGCTTGATGATGCAAAAAATGGCGCAACCATTTGCCACATGGATAAATAGTACAGCAGAATATAGTAAGGAATTTGACAAGATAGAAAAATCTAGTATGTCTTGGTTTGCTAAACAGCAAGCACAAAGAGATTTACTTTTAAAAGATTTAGATTTACCAAGCAGAAAAAAAGAATCATTTGTTGGTCAATCTTTCCCACAAAATGCAGGCGGCATCCCTGATATAAGTGCAGATTATAAAAAATTAAGCGACAAACAATTAGCTGCACAAAAATCAGCAAGAGAAAAAGCAGAAAGAGATGCTGAAAAAGCTGCGGAAAAAAGAAAAAAAGAAGCAGAGAAAGCAAAAGAATTAGAAGAAGATTTTCAAGAAATGCTTGCAAAGGCTTATGACAGGCAAGCAAAATACAATGCTCAATTAAAGGAAATGTTTGAGTTGCATAAAATCAATTCTGATTTAATGGAAAATGATTTTAATAATCAAAAACAATTGCTTGATTTAGAGGGTGAGCGATATAAAATTTCTGAGAATGAATATAACGTAAGAAAATTAAATATTGAGCAAGCGCAAAAATTAAAAGACATCGAGCAAAGAGCAAGAGAAGCAAAAGCAATTGCATTAGCTGAATTTGAAAGGGCTGATTCTTCAGAACAAGTTAGAGCAAAAGAAATTTACGATGCAAAAATTTATTATATAGAATTAGAATCAGAAATTAGAAAAGGTTATTTTCAGCAAATAGATGAAATGGAAGATGCTAATTTGCAGAAATCCATTGAACGTCAACAATCATGGTCTGCGGGTTGGAATGAAGCATTAAAAAATTATACTGAAGCGGCGGCAAGGGCATCCGATAGAGGTGCTGCGGCATTTCAATCTGTGGTGTCTAACATGGAAGGCGCATTGCGTAGGTTTGTAGATACTGGCAAATTTTCTTTTAGTGAATTGGCTGCAAGTATTGTAAAAGATTTGCTTTATATGCAAATGAGGGCGCAAGCAACAGCAATATTTAATATGATGGTTAGCAGTTTTTCTGGTATGCCCACAGGCGGTGGTGGCGGCGCAAATCCTAGCGCAGCCCTTATTATGAGTGGTGGCAAAAGAGCAGCATCAGGTGGTCGTATTGATTCGCCTACGCTAGTTGGTGAAAACGGTGCAGAATTATTTGTGCCGCATACTGCCGGAACAGTTATCCCAAATGGTTCGTGGCAACAAATGGCGGCAGCAGGTAGCGGTGGTAGCGGCATAACAGTAAACGGTAATTACATTGCAAATATGTCTGCAATAGATACGCAATCGGCTACACAATTTTTAGCTAAAAACAAGAATGCGATTTGGGCATCTTACCAATCAGCAAATAGAAGTGTTCCAATTTCAAGATAGAGGTTAGTCATGCCAGTTCCATATACATTTGCAAATCAATCAGGCAACATTCCTTTGGCGCAATTGGATGCAAACTTTTCTGCGCTTTCCGGCACTGTTACGCAAGTTAATTTTTCTACTGGCACAACTGGTTTAACGGCAACTGGTTCACCCATTACAACTAGCGGCACAATCACTTTAGCCGGAACACTTGCGCTTGCTAATGGCGGTACAGGCACAACGTCTGCGCCTGCGGCAAATGCTGCATTAACTGGATTTACTACAACAGCAACATCGGCGGGAATAACAACATTAACTGCGGCATCTAGTTACTATCAATTGTTTACAGGCACATCATCGCAAACTATTTTTCTGCCTGCGGTTGGAACATTAGCACTTGGTTGGTCATACCATATTTGCAATAACAGCACAGGCAATTTAAATGTTAATTCATCCGGCGGTAATGCTGTAATTACTGTGCTGCCAAATACAACAGCAATGATTACTTGTATCTTGGTGACAGGTACAAGCGCGGCGTCATGGGAAGCGGGGCTTACTGATTTTAGTTCTATAACAGGCACAGGTGATTTGGTATTAAGCAATTCACCTACATTAGTTACACCTGCATTGGGTACGCCTGCAAGCGGAACATTAAGCAATTGCACTGTTGATGGCACTAATGCAGTTGGTTTTAGAATCGTTCCAGTAAACGATCAAATTACAGCATATACGGCAGCACTTACTGATTCAGGAAAAGTAATTTCACATCCTGCAAGTGACCCTAACGCTAGAACATTTACTATACCTGCAAATTCTGCAATAGCATTTCCAATAGGTACAATTTTAACTTTTGCAAATATGACTTTACAAGTTGTATCCATTGCTATCACAACCGACACAATGTATTTGGCAGGCACAGGCACAACTGGCACACGTTCTTTGGCGCAATATGGCATGGCTTCTGCGCTTAAATTAACTGCAACAACATGGCTTATTTCTGGTAATGGGTTGACGTAATGAGTGGCGTTCTAGGATTCCTTGCGGGCGCAATTGCTAGACCATCTAACAGCACTCCTGTTGCGCCTTCAACCGTAGAATATTTGGTTGTAGCAGGCGGTGGTGGCGGCGGCACACAAGGCGGTGGCGGTGGCGCAGGCGGGTATAGAACGGCAACAGGTTTTGCAGTAACGCCAAGCACATCATATACGGTAACAATTGGTGCAGGCGGTGCAGCAAATGCCAACGGTTCTAATTCTGTATTTTCAACTATTACTTCGGCAGGCGGCGGCAAAGGTGGGGCTGCGGCAGGTACTAGCGCAGGTTCTTCAGGCGGTAGCGGGGGCGGCGGTTCAGTTAGAGGTGGCACAGATTTAGGCGGTGCGGGCAACACGCCAAGCACATCACCATCGCAAGGCAATGCAGGCGGCGATAATGCAGGAAACAATGCACGTTATGGCGGGGGCG